ACCACTTAATTAAACTTGCAACAATTGCACAAAGATTAGCATCCGCTGAGGCCAAAGGTATTGGTGAAGATGGGTGGTTGAGTGAGACAGAAAAAGCACAACTACTTCAAGATATGGAAGATACCATTAATGCCGTTGAAGAAAAAACAAAAGAAAAAATGGTTGATTTGGAAATAGAAATTGAAGAAATAAAAACGAAAGTACAATAATGGAAGCATTTTTAGCAACTGTTAAAAAGGTATATCTATCGGAAGATGATTTCAAAGAATTAGATACTCAAAATGATTTTGTTAAATATTATAACAATAATAAAAACTTTTTGGGCAAAGATAGCCGCTTTTTGGGTGCAATCGAATTTGCAAGAGATAATTCGTATAAATTAGAAAATTACGCATTTCCGTTTGATAAAAATAATATGACGTTTCCAATAGTTGGTGAAACCGTTTTTATTATAATAAACAATAGAGAATATTTTTGGATGCCATTTTCTAATAATCAATATCCAAATTATAGAGAAGATTATAAAATATCCGAAGCTTCAAAAGATAAAGAATTAGAAAATTTGGATAATACTTCCAAAAACCAACAATATAAAGAAAATAAATCAACCGGCACACCAAATACTAAACCAAACTTAACAGAATCAAAAAAGAAAAGTTATGAGGTAAAGGAAAAGGTAAAATATTTAAAACCAAAAGAAGGTGATACAATTATAAGTGGTAGAGTTGGTAATACTATTAGATTTTCCGAATTCTTTTTGTCAGCAGATAACAAAACATCATCTCCATCTATATTCATCCGCAATAAACAAAATCCAGAATTTGACAATAAAAAAATTGGAGAATTAGTAGAAGAGGATATAAATAAAGATGGTACATCGGTATACATAACATCTGGTAAGGTAAAAATACCTTTCAAAGAAACTATAAAAAAACAAAAAGTAGGATTTAAAAATTATCCTAATTCAAAAGATTTAGATGGAGATCAGTTATTTATTAATTCTGATAGAGTATTACTATCGGCAAAAGCATATGAGTTTATTATATATGGAAAAACCAATACAGGAATTATAACCGATGGTAATTTTTCAGTAGATGCGGAGAAGGAAGTATACATACATTCAAATAATAAAATAACAATTCATTCTGCAGGCAATAATCAAATATTTTTAAATTCCGAAAACGGTAAAGTATATTTAGGAAAAAATAAAGGTGAAGGAAACGACGGTGCAGATGTACAAAAGATGGTATTGGGTGGTGAATTGGTAGCAATTATGAAAGAGTTAATCGATGCTATAAACCAACAACAATATCTGACACCATCTGGACCATCTGCAACAGGACCTGTAAATAGAGCAACCTTTACATCGATTAAAAATAAGTTAAACAAACTCTTATCGAGTACAAACTTTTTATCAAAGTAATGTCATGGACAACATTTAAATCGACTTTACTACCCGCCATGCAATCAAATTTGTTTGGGAATAATATAAATGGATTTGCAAAAGCATTTACAACCGCATATGATATTGCAATAAAATCTGGAAAGGAAACAATAAATCCAATTCCTCTATTAAAAGGTAACCCGGCTGCGATGGAAGCTCAATTAATATCTTTTTTAACGCAAACACAAATGTCTAAATCACTTACACTATTGGATGTTATAGGACCTGCGATAATATCATATTGGGCAGGTGGAACTATGGCACCAATACCACCATTGATTCCGGCACCCGGAGCAATAGCAAATATTGTATTAACACAGGGTACGGTATTGAATCCGGGAACTTGGAGTCCAATACCTGTTCCCCCAAATAATGATTCATCTGTTTTTTTGAATGCGTTCATTACGGCTGCAAAAATTCATTTATCAACGGTTAGTGGATTGTACGTTGTATTAGCACAGTATCCACCACCAGCACCACCTGCACCAGGAGTTTTACCATGGTCTGGGTATGTTGTACCTGATTAAATTTTATCTTTTTATATTTATTAAAAACAATTATTATGGATTCGAAATTATTGGTCGGATTAATCAAAGAAGTTGTCAAAAACGAAGTTAAACAACAAGTCAAAGAAGAATTGGCAAAATTGATTAAATCCGGTGCGGTTACATTAAACAAAGAAAGAAAGCAACCATCATTAATGGAAATGACGGAAGTAAACAGTACTGCTCCCGTAAGAAAGCAAACGGTAACACCAACACAAAACAGACCAGCAAAGGAGTATACAAAAAATCCAATGTTGAATGAGGTATTGAATATGACTCAACCATTTTCCGCTGCAGAACGTGTGGAAGGTGGACAGTCAGGAGGAAGTGTATTGGATATGTTACAACCACAAAAAAGTATGGAAGAAGATTGGGAAACAATGGATTACAGAAACGTACAAAGTGTTCAATCAACAGGAGATGATTTGCAAGATGCTACTATAAAAGCATTGACGAGAGATTATTCTGAATTAGTAAAGAGATTTAAATAATGGCAATAGAGTTAGGTAAAGTAAATGTAAATGATTTAACTGAAAATAGTTATAAAAAAATTGGTATCGGTATTAATATTAATCCCGAAACTGATGGTATATTTGCTACTAACTATACTACATTATCTCAAGCAAAAAATAATATTAAAAATTTATTATTAACACAAAAAGGTGAAAGGTTAATGCAACCTGATTTTGGATGTGATATTTGGAAGGTTATATTCGAACAATCGGTTGATGGAGATATAGATTTTTTAATAGAAAATTCAATAGTAGAGGCCGTTAATATTTGGTTACCATATTTGAGCATAAATCAAATCATCATAGATAGTGATGATGAACAAAAGGATAATAATAGGATAGGTTTAGAAATTAATTTTTCTTTAACATCTAATCCAAATTTAAGAGACTCTGTAAAAATTGTATTAAATAACTAATAATGGCTATAAAAAGTGTAAAAAAATCTTGGGGTACAAATAAAGACATAAACTATGTCGGTAAGGATTTTGAATCATTAAAACAAAATTTAATAGATTACACAAAAACTTACTTCCCAAATACCTACTCCGATTTTAATGAGGCGTCGCCTGGTATGGTCTTTATAGAGCAGGCTGCGGCAATTGGTGATGTTTTATCTTTTTATCAAGATACTCAATTAAAAGAATCAATGCTTGCATATGCAACGGAGAGAAAAAATGTTATGGCATTGGCACAGGCGATGGGATATAAACCAAAGGTAACAACACCGGCGGTTACAACATTAACCGTTTATCAATTGGTTCCATCAAAGGGGTCACCTAACTATGAACCGGACGAAAATTATTATTTAAAAATAAGTGAAGGACTTCAGGTTGCATCTACTACTAATTCAAATGTAATATTTAGAACCACAGATGTTGTTGATTTTGCAAGCGAAACCGATAGGGAAATATCGGTGCACGAAAGAAACACTACAACCGGAGAACCAACATTCTATTTAATAACAAAAAAAGTAAAAGCAATTTCAGCAAATGAAGTTTCTACAACCATTTTTGTGCCAGCCGGCAATTTAGATTATCCAACCGTAAACATTAATGATACCAATATCATAGAAATAACATCTATAACGGATGAAAATAATAACAAATATTATGAAGTACCATATTTGGCACAAGAAAGTGTTTTTGTAGAAAAACCAAATACGGATATTAATAGTAATTCATCACAATATTCGAATACCGTTCCGTATATATTGGAATTACAAAAAGCACCAAGAAGATTTTGTGTTTTAATAAATTCAGATAATACTACTACTATACAATTTGGTAGCGGTGATGTGAATATGAGTGATGAAATAATATTACCAAATTCTAAAAATTTAGGGTTAGGACTTGCAAATTCTATAAAAAGAGTAAATCAGGGAATTGACCCATCTAATTTTTTAAAAACAAACACATTTGGTATAGCGCCGGCCGGGAGAACGTTAACCGTAAAATATTTGGTAGGTGGTGGAGTGGAATCTAATGTAAATCAGGGAGATTTGACAACCATAAATAGAATAGAATTTGATGAAGATTTGTTATCAATACCAGATGTAAATCTACCATTATATGAGAGTATGAAAAATTCTATTGCAGTAGAAAATGAGGAATCTGCAACCGGTGGTAGGGGTTCGGAATCCATTGAAGAAATAAGGCAAAACGGTTTAGCAACATTCGGTTCACAAAACAGAGCAGTAACTAGGGAGGATTATGTGGTTAGAGCATTATCTATGCCAGAGAGATACGGAAGTGTTGCAAAAGTATATGTAAGTCCGGATGGGGAAATAGATAATAATTCTCCTGCATCTATATTAGCATCACCAAAAAATATAGCAGAATTTGTTGGTGTGGTTGAAGGATTGAAAGATAAAAATAGACAGGATATTCAAAAAGAATTAGTTAAATATTTAACACAAAAGAAAACATCTATATCAGAAGTAAACAACCCGTTTGCAATTAATATGTATGTTTTAGGGTTTGATGCAAATAAAAAATTGACAAACCTTAATCAGGCGGTTAAAGAAAATTTAAAAACATATATAGGTGAATATAGAATGGTAACCGATGCCGTCAATATAATAGATGGTTTTATAGTTAATATAGGGTGCGATTTTGAAATAATAGTTTATTCCGAATATAATAAAAGTGAAGTTATAACAAAGTGTATAAATGAGTTACAAGATTATTTCAACATAGATAATTGGACATTTAATAAACCAATTAATATATCTGAATTAGAATTAATAATTGCAAACGTAGAAGGTGTAATGAGTGTTCCATCTGTTAAAATATATAATTTGTGTGCAAGTGATGGTGGAAACTACTCACCAAATAGGTACAACATACAGGAAGCCACAGAGGGTAAAATAGTTTATCCATCTTTAGATCCTTGTGTTTTTGAAGTTAAATATCCTAATAAAGACATAAAAGGGAGGGCCTTATAATGCATAAACTATTTTCATCATCATACGATGCCAGTATTTATCTTCAACAACCGGATCAAAACGCCGGTAGAGATGGTTTATTAGAAGTTGGTAAACTTTATTACGGAGATATAAAAGATATTTCAAGGAGTTTAATAAAATTTAATGTAGATTCTGTATCACAATCATTACATACCAATAGTATTACGGGAAGTTGGAAATGTTATTTAAACCTAAAGACCGCCGTTGCTGAAGAGATTCCGTTGGAGTATACGATATACGCAAACGCCGTTTCACAAAGTTGGACAATGGGAACAGGTACTAGATTTGATAATATAACAACAGATGGTGTAAGTTGGAAATATAGAGATGGAATAAATAAATGGCAAGATAATACTATCGGTGGTACTGCAACATATGCTGTTGGAACTACGGGTTCCGCAAATGCGGAGGGTGGTACTTGGTATACGGCAAGTGAGGCATCGCAATCTTTCAATTATGAAGTATCGGATTTGAGAATGGATGTAACGGATATAGTTAAATTGTGGATTAGTGGAACACTTCCAAATAATGGATTTATATTACATCATAGTCTTAACAACGAATATAATAATACATTGGATTACGGTGTTATAAAGTTTTTTTCAAAAGAAACAAATACAATATACGAACCAAAATTAGAATTGGTTTGGGATGATAGTTCTTATGTGATAAGTGGATTATCGCGTGTGACGGGATCTTTATATGATGATGATTATAAAGTTGTTCTTACAAATTTTAAAACAAAATATCCAAAGGATAGTGTGGTAAAAATAAGATTAAAAGGTAGAGATATGTTTCCATTAAAATCATTTGGATCAACGTTTCAATACGATCAGATTAAGTACTTACCAACAGGATCAACATACTATCAGTTAGAAGATTATGTTACAAGGGATGTAATAGTTCCATTTGGAGAGTATTCAAAAGTTAGTTGTGATTCTAATGGAAATTATTTTAAATTAGATTTATCAACATTACCAATGACACGAAATTATTTGTTAAAAATAAAGGTAGAAGAGAGTGGAATATCGACTATAATTGATAATAAATTTATGTTTGAAATAGTAGAATAATGGGTACAGGACTTACATCATTGGAAGCAATTGCAGAAAAACTGCAGGAAAAGAGAAAGCAAGATTTAGAAACTATCCTTGCAAGGGAAGGTTCTGCGGCATCCGTTAAAAACGAATACAATATTACAAATGTAAATCAAGAAAACGTTGCATCATCTTTATTATTCAAGTCATTGGTTAAACCAAAATATGATAATGAGGAATTATTAAAAGC